CCTAGACCCCGCTGGAAGGAAGAACTGGTTCATGGCGTGGATTGCCGTGGATGCTTCCGACACTTGGTTTGTCTATCGTGAATGGCCTGATGTGAATGTGGGAGATTGGGCCAAATGGGCTGGAGGGAAGTGGATTGGAGGAGAAGGGGCTAAGGGATTGGGCTACGGAATCAGGGACTACGTTGATTTGATTACTGGATTGGAGTCAGATACGAATGATTCCATATTTGAGCGCCTTATTGACCCTCGCCTCGGAGCAGCCAAATATCAGACGCAAACTGGCGCATCGTCCATCATAGAAGACCTTAACGACGCGGGGCTCACCTTCATCCCAGCCCCCGGCATCGACATTGAGGATGGGCTACAGGCCCTTCAGACGAAGATGGCCTATAACAAGAAGCTGCCGATTGATTCGGTTAACAGGCCTCACTTCTACATATCGGACAGATGCCAGAACACCATCCAAGCCCTACAGGAGTACACGGCGGATGGAGGAAGTGATGAGGCGTGGAAGGACCCTGTTGACTGCCTGAGATATGCGGCGGTGTCAGGAATAAGATTTCTTGACGTTAATTCTCTAAGAACGATAAAACCTGCTGGTAAAGCCTATTAGTATGCCTGTTGCCTTCAAAGACCTGAGTGATGAACTGAACATCACCAAATTCCAATTAGCCAAACTTCGTGACCAGAAGCTGGCTCCTAATGAGTATTACGCTGAAGAAGGACGTAAGTTCTTTACGGATGAGGGAGCGGAGAAGATTAGGCTGGCCGTGGCTGTGCCTATGGCGGTTCCCAAGAGGGTGAAGATGCGGGTTATTAGGAAGGCCCCCAACCCTCATTGGGTGTATGCCGTTTTGGAAACAGGTGGAAGTGTTATTCCTGTGGCGGTGAGACCCCGCGATTCTGATAGGCTTGTTGGTAAGCCCATCTTTGCGGATGTAATTGCAGACGCCAACGGCACCACCTATCGCCATGAAGTCCTCGGACGTTACTCTTGATCCCAAGTGGCAAGCCGAGCAGATGGACAGGCTCCTTGGGTTTGAGATACTGACCAGAAGCCTCACCGCCCAGTATCAACCTATGAGCCCTGAACTTCTTGCTGATAAGATAGGGGCTCACAAGGGAATAGCTTTCACCATCATCCAGAATCTCCAGCGCAAACTAAATGCAGACGAATGACAACAATTCCGCCCTGACTTATGTTCAGGACGTACCGAATGTCCCCGCGCTGAAGAACGCTTACGATACGACGATTGGCGATCTGGACTGGTATCTGCAATCAACACGGGATTCCTATGACTACCGCAGAAACATCTGGCCGGGGAAGTCCAAAGACCTGCGTAAACATGGTGCAGACGCCTTCCCGTTTGAAGGGGCGGCGGATTCGGAAGTGCAAATCATCGACGAGCGCATCAACACCTACGTTGCGCTGTTTATGTCTGCGCTCAATCGGGCGAACATCCGCGCCTACCCCGTAGAGATGGGGGATATGGGTCGGGCTAGGGTGGTTAGTTCCTTCCTGAAATGGATGGTGGCCTCCTACATCCCCGACTTCAAGCGGCAGATGGAGCTTGGAGCCAACTACCTCCTTGAGCGGGGGATGATGATCACTTACGTTGGTTGGCAGAAGGAAAATCGCACCTTCCTCCAGAATCTGGACCTAAACCAAATTGCTCAGGTGAGCCCTGATTTGGCCCGTCTCATTATTGAGGGCAAGTCGGATGACCAGATTATTGAGCTTCTGAAGGGTCAGTTTGAGGGCCTTGCTGACAAGCGGGCTAAGACTGCTTTAAAGGAACTCCGCAAGAACGGGGTGGCTGAGCTTCCTGTTGTTCGTCAAAGCGTCAATTGCCCCAAGGTGGCGTCTCTGGGGCCGGATTGCGACGTATTCTTCCCCGCCTTCACCACCGACCCCCAGAAGGCTCCCTATTGCTTCTGGCGCGTCTTAATGACCGCTCAGGAGTTGAAGAACAAGGTGGCTACGGAGGGTTGGGATGCGGAGTGGGTGGACAAGGTGCTTGAGATGCAAGCCACATCCGTGGACATGAATGATCCTCGGACCAACACCCAGTACACCCGCATTGCTCAGGAGCAGACCACGGAGCTTTACGAGGTCATCTACTGCTATCAGCGGCTCATTTCTGAGGACAACTCAGAAGGCATCTACTGCACGGTGTTCCACAACCAGTATTACGGAACTCCTCAGGAGCCCAAGTACGCCAAGCACGAACTGCTCAATGGATATGACGACTATCCGTTTGTCGTCACCAAGCTAGGTGAGGACAACAAGCGTCTTTACGAGCTTGCGACAATCCCTGAGCAGCTTCGCGGCATCCAATGGCAGGTGAAAGTTGAGCGGGATAGTCGTATCGACCGTAACTCCTACGCCACTTTGCCCGCCATTCTCTATCCTGCTGGCACGCCTCCGCCAGAGTGGGGTCCGGGTGTGAAGGTGGCCTATCGCCGTATGGGCGAGATTCAGTTTGGGCCTACCCCTCCATACAATCCGGGGTCTGTGGAGATGGAGCGGACGCAGATTGATCAGGCTGACCGAATCATGGGGTTGGATCATGCCAACCCGATGTCCCGCATTCGCCAGCAGTACTTCGTCGATAAGTTCCTGACTCATGTCAGGGACGTTCTTCGCCTGACGTACAAGTGCTATCAGCGATTCGGTCCTGAGCAGGTGTTCTTCCGTGTGACTGGCAACCCTGATCCGGTGCGTTTTGGTCGTGGAGACCCGAATGAGAACTTCGACATCAACATCAACTTTGATGTCTTGAGCACCGATCCCGAAACCTTGGAGGCTCAGCTTAACCAGTTCGTCAGCCTTCTCCAGTTCGACCGCAATGGCCGCATCAATGTTGACCGTATGCTGGAGATGATGGCTGCGGCGGTTAATCCGCTCCTAGCTGACTCCGTTCTCCAGCCCGCTCAGGAGGCCCAGCAGCAAATCGTGAAGCAGGTGACGGATGACCTGTCCAAGATTTACGCTGGGATTGAGACCGGAGCCCGTCCCAACGGTGCTCAGGTGGCTATGCAGGTCATACAGCAGTATGTGCAGCAGCCCGACGTTTCCCAGCGGATGCAGACCGACGAGGCTTTTGCTGCTCGTCTTCAGAAATACGTTCAGCAGTATCAGTTCCAGATGCAGCAGATGCAGAACGCTCAGATTGGTCGGATTGGAACTCAGCCCGCTCAGATGGGAGACGTTCAGACTCAGGGTTTGAACGCATAAAGCGGTCCCAGTTTTCTTTCATCCTCTCGTACTGGGCGGCGAAGAGCACTTCGTCGATGGAGAGGATGCGTCCGCTTATTTGCTGAAGACTCTCCGTCTTCAGGTCGTGAAGCTGTTTAATCCAGTACTCCCGTACTGAATGCAGTTCGTTCAGGAACTTGAGAAAGTCCTGACTATTGTGGAGGCGTTCGACTACTTTAGGGTCAAGCATGGTGGTTAATTGCGTAATGGATAGAGATTAGGGTCAAGCACCAAGTCGATTGTGCTAGCATTTGCCCAATCGCAATCGCCGGGGCGTTAAATACGGCGGAAACCACAATCTATGTCAGAAGACGCTGCGTCCAACTCGGGAGACGTTAAAGCACCCGTGGAAAACAAGCCGATGTCGGATCAGGACTTCCTGTCCTCCCGCATCGCCAAGCTAACTGCCAAGGCCCAACCGGCTGAAGCAAAGCCTGAACCGGCTCCTAAGGAAGAGGAACCAAGGCAAGAGGCCACCTCACAGGAGGGCGAGCCAAAGGCCAAGGAGTCCAATCCCAAGGAGGTTCTTTCAAAGGATGTGGATGAGCTAACGGATGAGGAGATTGCCGAGCTTGCCCAAAAGGGTAAGAGCGGGCTTCTTAAACGTATTGCTGAACTCACGGCCAAACGAAAGTTGGCTGAGGAGAAGGCGGCGGCTTTGGAAGCCGCTATTAATACGGCTAAGCAGCAACTCCCAGAGCCTAAGGTTGAGAACAATCCTTACGCCAACGTAGGCGATGTCAAAGAACTCCAAGCTAAACGCAAGGAGGTCGATGAAGTAGTCGAGTGGGCTGAGGAGGTTTTGTTCCGGTCTGAAGACCTGTCTGCTACGGACGTAGCGGTTACGGTGGACGGAAAGGAATACACCAAGGCTGACATCCGCGAGTCCCTTCGCAAAGCCCGTAAGGCCCGCGACAAGTTCCTACCTGCTCAATTTGCCGAGTTACAGGCTAGGGATCAGCGAGGCCAGCTTGAGACAGCTTTCAAGCAACAGGCTAGGCAGGAACTCAATTGGCTTGAGGGCGAGGACAACGACACCCGTAAGCGTTTTGAGGCGATGGTCAATGACCCCCGTCTTAAAGCGGTGAAGGATGCCGTTCCCGACATAGCCCCTCAGATTGAATACCTCATGGCTCATGCTGCCAACTCCATGTATGGCCGCAGAATCATTGAGGATAAGCCCAAGTCCCCGGCGATCAATCCTCCATCCAACCCATCCACCTCGGCTTCGTCGTCCGAAAGGACTGACGCTCGGATGGATAAATCCCTGAAGGAAATCGAAAGCCGGTTTAAACAAACAGGAAGTTCCAGCGACTTCATCGCCCTCCGTGCAGCTCAAATCTCAAAACGTAAAACCTAATTAGTTATGTCATTCAGCAATACCTACGATACTACCTCTCCCGGTAGCGCGGCCCTCAATCGTGAGGACCTTCAGGACGCCATGTCGATGCTGGCTCCTTCTGAGACTCCCGTTCTCAGTTCTGCCGACAAGTTCAAGTGCAACGGCACCTTCGTTGAGTGGGGCGTGGACAAGCTGTCCACTCCGTCCTCGACGGCGGTGAGCGAAGGCGCGGATGTCACCGACTTTGAAGACAAGTTCGAGTCCGTGGCGCGTCTGGGCAATTATGTCCAGAAGCTCCGTCGTTCCTATCGCGTGTCCGATCTCCAGCAGGCTGTTTCCTCGGTTGGACCGCAGGACATCGCCCGTGCGGAGATGAAGGCCGTGAAGGAACTCAAGCGTGACGTTGAGAAGACGATCCTTGGAACGCAGGACCGTGCGGCTGAGAATGGTGGCGGCACCGCCTACACCATGCGCGGCCTCGGTGACTGGATTGATTCCTCGGGTCCGTCGGATGTCCCCGCTGACTACCGCACCCCGTCGGGTTCGATTCATGCGTCCGGTGCTTTCACCGAGACGGTGATGAACAACCTGATTACGTCGGTCTATCGCGTGAGCGGTGTGACGAACAGCCTGACGCTGGTTGCTGACACGGCCCTCCGCCGCGTCATCAGCGACTTCGCCCGTGCTGATTCCTCGACCGGCCCGATCCGTACCTTCAACAGCAATTCGGCTTCTGGCCTGATCAAGCTGTCGGTTGGTCAGTATCAGTCGGATCACGGCATTGTCACCATCGTTGACATGAACCCCGACTGCGCTCCCGACACCACGGACAAGGACACCGGCTATCTGGTCAATCCTGAGTACTACGCGGTGGGCGAGCTTATCCCGCTCGGATCGACCCGTCTGCCGAATCTCGGCGGTGGCGAGCGTGGCTATGTTGACTGGACCGGCACCCTCAAGGTGGCGCATCCGGGCGCACAT